GTTATGCGTTCGGAGATTCTGCGGATAGCGGGCGCTAATAAAGTGGTGGCGGTGGGGTACGATCCTGCCAACGCGGGAGGCATATCGCAACAATTAGAAGCGGACGGGCTTAAGCTGTTTCGTGTTCCGCAGTCTTACGCGCAACTGAGTACGCCCACAAAACGATTCGAGGCGGCGGTAACTTCGCACGTTCTACGCCACGAAAAAAATCCCTTGTTTGCCTGGGCGCTTTCAAACGTAACTATTGAGCTTGATAGTAATCAAAATATACGGCCGTCCAAGCGTCGGAGCGGGGATAAAATCGATCCGATCGTGTCGGCGATAATTGCGCTAGGGGTTGCCCTTGATCATTCTTCCGTTATACCTTCTCCTTACTCGGATCGCGGTTTTTTAATGCTATGAGCTTTTGGACGCGCGCAATTTCTGCATTTACTAATCGGCCAATGGTCGATAATTCTCCTGTGGGTATGCCTACGGGCGGGGTTCAATCGTATATTTCTAGTTATTCTGATACGGGGCGCTATATTTCGCCTGAGGAGGCGCGCGCGGCCCCTACGGTTCACGCTTGCGTTAATCTGATTTCGCAGTCTATCGCGCGTATGGAATGGCGGATTTTGTCGAATGTTTCGGGCATTGACCAGGCGGTACGCGCTCATCCCTTGTATGCGTTATTGAATCGCGCGCCGGCTAGCTATATGGGGGCTATGACGTGGCGCCAGTCGATGCTCATTGACTGTCTGCTATACGGTAATGCCTATTCATTCATTGAACGGGACGCCAGCGGGCGAGTAATTGCGCTTCATAAATTACGGCCTGATTTAATGGAAGTCCAGCGGGTTAATAGGGAAGTGGTATACCGTTATAGCGGCTCTGCCGATGGTCAAATAACTTCACCGGCTTACGATATTTTTCATCTCATCGGATCATCTGCCGATGGTCTGCTAGGTGATTCGGCTATTAACTTATGCCGCCAAATAATCGGCGTCGAATTAGAATCCGAAGCGTATGTAGCGAATTTCTTTCGCAATGGTGCGCGGCCGGCGGGAGTCTTGGAAGTTACGGGCGTTTTGACGCCGGAGGCGTTTTCGCGGCTGAAAGATTCTTGGACTGCGACGCAAGGCGGATCGCGCAACGCGGGCCGCGTTGCAATTTTGGAAAGTGGATACAAATTTACGCCTATTTCGGTCGATCCCGATGACGCGCAACTAATCGAGCTACGCCGGTATTGCCGCGAGCAAATTAGCGCGGCTTTTGGTGTGCCGTCTCGAATGGTCGGCGATGCGTCGGGCGCGAGTTACGCCAGCGCTGAGCAATCGGATATTGAATTTACGAAACATACGCTAGGGGCTTGGGCGGCTCGGCTGGAGGAGGAAGTAGCGCTAAAGTTGATTCCTGCCGGCGAGCTGATTACGTCAAAAATATCATTTGACGAATTGGTACGCGGTGATTTATCGGGCCGTTTTTCTGCGTATTCAACGGCTCTAAATTTGGGCTTTATGTCTATCAATGAAGTACGCGCTAAGGAAGGCGCGGCGCCGGTAGCGGGCGGCGATGTTTGCCGTACGCCGATGAACTTTGCGCCTATTTCTGATCCTGCGCGCGATGGCGCGCCACAAGGCGCGGAGGCTGTCGCGCTTGGCGTCGGCCAGCTCCAGGCGATCACGATGCTAGTTAAGGATGTCACGGCGGGCGCCGTTTCGGTTGATTCCGCGGTGGCTATGCTTCTTGCGTCGTTTCCGTTGATGTTGGAGACTACGGCGCGCTTGATTTTTGCGGGCGCTGTGATTGCTCCGCCGGCGGCGAGTGCAAATATACGCGCGGCGGCTGTTGTTCCTGCTTTGGTACTTGTTCGCGGGTTGCCTGGGTCGGGCAAGTCAACCTATGCCGCAACGATTGCGAGTCCGGGCGCTTTAATTGAAGCGGACCAGTTTTTTTACAAGGATGGCGTATATAAATTCAATCGATACAAATTGCGCGCGGCTCACGCTGATTGCATAGCGCGTACGCGCGAGGCGCTTGAATCGGGCGAATTTGCTACGGTTGCCGTTGCGAATACGTTTACTACGCTTTCGGAGCTGTTGGTATATACAAAAATGGCCGAATCGTTGGGTATTTCTTGTCGCGTGGTCAATACGCGTTATAAATTCAAGTCAATTCATAGCGTGCCGGCTGATACCTTGGAAAAAATGGCGGCGCGCTGGGAGGCGTTGGAAGGTGAAACGTTTATACCTGAGGGAAAAAAATGAGTGAAAAAATGATTGAACGGCGCTCGTTTGGTGCGGAAGCTCTTGATATTGCGCCATCTGATACGGGGCTGTCTTTGGTTGGTTACGCGTCTACCTGGGAAGCGTACGATATGGGGAGTTTTGCCGAACGAATTGAGCCGGCGGCGTTTACTGTCGCGATTGAAGGCGCGGACGTAATGGCGCTTTTGAATCACGATTCATCTCTACCGTTGGCGCGGACTACGAACGGCTCTCTACGCTTGGCGGTGGATTCCGTCGGGTTGTGCTGTTATATCGACTGCGTAGAGACATCGTACTCTCGCGATATGGTCGGCTTGGTTAAGGCGGGCGTACTTTCGTCTATGTCTTTCGGCTTTCGCTGTTTAGCGGAGACGTTTGAAGCGCGCGCGGGGACTACGCCGCTACGAATAATTACTGAGCTAGAGATTATTGAAGTTTCCGTAGTTTCCTTTCCTGCGAATCCGGGAACGTCAATCGATACGCGAAGTCTTAAAATTTGGGAAAGTCAACAACGGAGCGACGGCCGCGCGTTTTACTTTTGCGCGCCATCTTGACCAGGGAACAAATATATGAATACTAGAAAACTAATGCGTCACGAAGACTACGACTATTTAGCGTTTAAGGCTCTCCAGCGCGGCGAGCTGACTCTAACGGAGTCGGAACGCGGTTTACTTTATGGCGTTTCAAATGAGCAAAGAGACCTCGGCTATCAGTCCGGCGCGGACGGGTTATTCCTTGCGCCTGAAACTGTTGATAGGGTCGCGCAATCCGTTCTGACTGAAGCGAACGTATTTCGCCGGCTGGGTCGAGTTATTAAAACGGTGGGACATACTGTAGCTACGCCGATGGCTGTTACAAAACCATCCGCCGCCGCGACTGAATATGATTTAACTACCGGCGAAGTCCCTTTTGTTGATGACACTCAACTTAAGTTTGGTCTAGTCAATCACGCAACGAACGCGACGCCGGCGTATTACTCGATCGGAATGGTAACGAATCGCGTAAGTATACGCGTTTCTCAAGAATTGCTAGAAGATTCTGCTAACGGTGGCGTGGATGTTGTCGAGCAAATTGCGCTAAGCGGAGCTATGGCGCTTGCTGAGCAAGAATTAAACGTATTTTTTAACGCGCTAGGAATTAACGGCACTACGCGATTAACTACCTCGATGGGTATTAAGGCTTGGAATACTGCCGATGCGGCCCGCCGAATAACTCTTGGGACTTCTGCGGTAACGGTCCCGAATCAAATTACGGCTATAACTGCGCTTGGCTCACAGTATTCGGAAAACGCTACGCTTCTAATTTCTCCGCGCTTGTTTTCTAATTTTTCGGGCATTTCTGCGAATACTATTCAACGCGAATTGACCTGGTTTGGAACCCCGACGATTTTTACCTCTCGGTTTTCAACTGCTTATACGGCGGCAACAATGCACGCTTTGTACGGCGATTTTCGATACTTTGTGGTTGCCGATCACGTAAGCGGCTTGATGATCAATCGCTACGATGAAATTGCGGCGGGTACGGGTCAAGTTGTTTTCACAATTTCAAAACGTTTTGGCGGTGGTATTACGAATGATTTAGCATTCCGCTCGATCGTTCTCTAAATTTTACAAAAGGACATTTAATGTATAAGCGAGCTGATAACGATACAAAAACAGGGGCGAAAGTAGCGGCGCAAGTGCCCTTTGCTACACCCTCAAAACTTACGGGCGATGAAGGCGGAATTGATGTTCCGGTGGATAGCAAAAACGCTATGACGTACGCGGGCATCATTGAACAAATGGGCGCTTTGTACGCGGCTATGCAGTCGATGGTAGAGCAAGCAAATAGCGATGGCGCAATGTCTCCAGCGGCGGAGAAGGAATTAGCGGGTATGCGTTCGCGTTACGATTCTTTGGTTTTGCTGAGAGATTCTAATATCTCAGTAATGGAACGCGGCGCAAAGTCTGCGAGTTTTTCAGTTCCTGCGATTCTTTCGAACATCTCGCGACCAGCTCCAACGCAAAACAAAGAAGCGCGATACGCGGACGCATTCGGCGCGTACTTGATGCGCTCGAATCGGTTAACTGACATTGAGCAAAGAGACCTAAGCGAAGGTACGGCCGCGGATGGCGGTTACTTGCCGTCTACGGATTTTTATAACCAGCTTCAAAAGAAGATGGAGCAACAAGCGGTAATTCGTAACGTTGCTACCGTTATGCCGCTCGGCGCGTTTAAGACACAAATAGCGATTGAAGCGACATTAGCGGCTGCTTCGTGGGGCGCTGAAGCTGCTACGATTACTCCAACGGCCGGCACGTTTGGGCAATTACTTCTCCAGCCTCGGCGCCTTGCCGTCATTGTGAAGGTGTCTCAAGAATTGATCGAAGACGCGCCAGGACGCGGTACGGGTTTCAGTATTGATACGATCCTTACGGACCAATTCGCTCGCGAAGTGGCACAACGTGAAGAGGAAGCATTTATTACCGGTACTGCGGCCGCGAATCAACCGGTAGGAATTATGACGTATACCACGTCGGGTATTTCTGACGGAAAAACAACTACTAGCGCTACGGCAATCACGGCGGATGAGATTCTCGACTGGGTTTACAGTCTGCCGCGCCAGTATCGAATGTCTCCAAATTGCGCCATTATTCTTTCTGATGCAACTCTTGGGAAGATTCGCAAGCTTGCGGTAGCGGCTGGGTCTGCGACATTGGGCTATCTATGGCAGCCTTCATTTGTGCAAGGCGAGCCGGACCGATTGGCGGGTATTCCTGTTTACGCTTCGCCGTTTATGCCGAATCAAGCGGCTACCGTGCGCTTTGGCGTGATTGGTGATTTTTCGCGGTATATCAT